AGACGTATCTTGTGTGGTCTGAATAGTCAAACCACCATAGGCACCAGTGCTATTTATCTGGCAGTTCCCTGCACCAGCATTAAAGACCTGACCGTTGATGGTTAGAGTACCACCAAGAGTAGGTGCTAATACCCATGACGGAACTCCTGCAACAACCTGTAAGAAGGCATTAGTAGAACCTATCCCCAATCTTGACAATTGAGTAGCAGAAGAGGCGTAAATTAAATCACCAGTTGCCTGAGAGTTAAGAACATGCAAATCTGTAGCTATAAATTCTGCTTGTGTCATTGATGTACCTGGGTCACCATGCTTCAATTCATTTGCCATTATAGTCTCCTCCTGCGTTTAGCTCCTTTATCTATCCAATGACAGGGAAATGTAATTGGAAACTTTTTACCTCTTACTGCCATATTTTACCCCTTTACACAGAATATAAATGTTCTGTTCGAAGTCTGATTTTGCGAAGTGATAACCTTAACATATCTATACGCATCAAGGCATGATAGAAAATCAGCCGCTACTGCAAAGTTGCCTGTAGTAGCGGTAATAGTTATCGTATTGCCATCCTCGTCCTTTAACGTGTAGAATGTTCCACCACTGGAATTAGATACACTAAAAGTTATATTAGCCGAATCTATTGTAGGAATAATCAACCCCGAAACGGCAAACCCTTCTAGGTCAACTTCTGCCGATGTAGTAGCACTTGTTAGATAAGTTATAACTGCATTTGCCGTTCCCATTTCACGCCCATGTCCTGCTAATTTAGTTACTGTCATAATTTTACCTCCATTTTATCCATTATAAGCACCTCCAAATCGGATTCTATCCTGCCTTTGTATTCCTTTGCGAATCATATCAACAAATCTATTCATCGTATCTTCTCTGTCGAAGAATACAGGTTGCGTAAAGTTGATAGTTATACCACCTAGACCTCCAGTCTCATTAAGGGGTATTACAGCTTCCGCACCCGTTTCACCTATCATTGCTAAGGTAGGTTGTGTAACTATACCACCAGAGGCAAAGCCTTCAAATCCCTGTGTTGCAGTAACAGTATCAGAAGTAGCACTTGGGGGGAGTGTAATCGTGCCACCCCCACTGACAGTAATTTGATGTGTCACTATTTCAATATCATATCGTTTTTGGAGTTTGTCATAAGCTAGGTTTATATCTACAACTTGTTGATTGGCATCGGCTAATTGCTTCACATAAAAGCCAATGCTCGCCTTCTCCGCATCCGCTAACCTACCCAATTCAGCAGTAAGTATATCCGATTGAGCTTGTATGGCAGCAAGCCTATCAATCTCTATGCGTGCTAATTCATTTGCTAAATTAGTATCGGCCTGTGTGGACAATTTATTCCAACTAGTAACTGAGGCATCATAAATATCTTTTAATGTTTGTTTATTAGTGTCTAAACTTTCTTGTAAACGTTCCTTTTCATTTCTTGCTTTCTCTTGTGTTGTTTCTATGGAATCCCGTAACGCACTCTTCTCGGCATCCCGTTGCCGTAATAATTCATTACGAGTCACTTGAGTTATATATTCTGTTAGATTTTGTTGCGCTTCTGTTTTATCTTCTGCTGTTTTTGCCGAGTCAATTGCTGCCCTCAATTCAGCTAATCGTTTCTGTTCTTCTGCCCTTGTGATAATAAGTTCTTCTTTGGCTGTTTGTTTATCAAGTGCATCTATCTGGTCTTGAAGTGCTTTAACAGTTGCGTCTGTCTCTTGGTCTAAATTCTTGATTCTAGCATTATAAACTGTCTCTAGTTTATCTATTTCTAAATCATATCTATCTTTAGCATATCCCTTTTCTCGCTCATAGGAATCTTTGAGTTCTTGAGTACCTCGTTTAGCTGCATCAATCTTTGTTTTAGAAACTTCTTTAGCGGCTTCGCCAATACCATATTCTTTATTAATAGCCTTAACAGCATCATCATAAGTCTTCTTGGATTCTGCCCTTTTCTTGTCATAAGAGGCTTTAATCTCGGAGGCTTGCTTGCCAAATTCCGCTGTAACTGTTTTGGTTAGTTCCTCAAGATTCTTTTGAGTTTCCTTGATGTCTTGGGCAACCTTATCTTTAGCTATCATGCCAGCGATAGCATCTCTAGCAGATTTTATCTTATCACCAATACCAGGTATCCATCCTAAGAATTTCTCAAGGTATCCGAGCATGGCATCAACACCAGTTAAAACAACTATCTTCATGTTAGTCCAAACATCGGAAAAGAAAGAAGAAACTTTATCCCAGTTCTTCCACAAAAGAATACCGATAGCGATTAATCCCGCTATAGCTAACGAAATCAATCCTATCGGGCCGAGTGCAGCATGAAACACTACGCCAAAGGCAGCTACCATCCCAGTTATAACTGGCATGGCTAATATCAAACCACCTACTACTGTTAGAACAGCACCGACCGCAAGAGCAACTAGGGTTAAAGTTTTGGCAAGCGTAGGATGTTCTTTCGCCCAATCTTGAATCTTAATTGCAATATCTACTATCCAATTGGTAGCACTTTTAATTAGTGGGATTAAATTAGCCCCTAGTGATTCGGCTACATCGCCTATTGAAGCCTTGAGAACAGAAAGAGGATTGGCTAGATTTTCAGCAGCACCTGCTACCCTGTTTTGAATATCCTCCATATTCTTAAATTGAAGAGAGGCTTGCCCGAATCTAACTGAGACTTCTTCCGCACCATCTTCCAGTTCAAGAAAAGCCTTGCCGAGATAAGTTGCGGCTGTTGTGGCATCCATTTCGCCGGCAGCAGCTAAGTCTAAAACGGTGGGTAATAAGCTGAGGGCTGTATTATAATCATTAGTAACTAATATAAGCCGATTAAGGATATTTCGCTGTTCGTCATCTGCCACCCCTGTTTTCCTTTGGGTAGTAGCTATGAGGGCTTCCATTGAATCTTTTACAGAGTCATAAGCCGTGCCAGAATTGTTAATCGTGGTGGCAAGGCGTTTCATATTTATGTCTTCATCAATAGCAGCCTTGCCCATAAGACCAAAAGCAGCAGTTATAGCAGCACCAGAGGCAGTCATTACTGTGCCGACTTTCTTTAAGGACTCCTGCATCTTTTTAGAGGAGGCTTCGGTTTTGCGTTCAGCATCCGTAAGCCCCTTTTCTAATTCGGTAGAGTCAGCTTTGATTTTTGCTACGAGTTCAACTAAGGTTTCCAATTAATTCCCCTTGTTAGAAAAGTAACTGATTAATCCCACAATCACGCCAGTGATAGTCCCTGATATTCCCCCCATTATCCCCGATTGCTTTCTACTGCCCCCCTCTAATGAGAGGATTTGTTTGTCATAAGTGTTGCATTTACCAGCAATCTCTAATGTTTGCCTGGCTACAAACTCTAAAAGCGACCTGTCTTTCATCTCACTAATGCGTTTCTCGAAGTCTAGTTCGTAATTAATGCCATTGGACATAATAGACCTCCTTAACTGCTTATAACCATGATAGTTGAGATGGTCTCCGATAGACTGGCAATCTCTTTGAGTGTGATAAGGTGTCCTACACTATCAAGGGTTAGCTCAGGATGATTTTCTTTGAGCAAGGCATAAACTAATGCCCTTATAGTGGTCATAGTCTCTGTCTCTATCTTAAGTGCAAATCTACCCAGACCAAACCCCATTGTCTTTTCTATGTTAGCTAATGTAGTTAGGTCTATGGGGGGTAAGGTATAATCCTTGCCATCTGCTAGTTTGATTGTCTTTGGTTTCTCCTGTGTTAATATGTTAATTTCTTCTGCCATCATCTACTCCTATTGACAAAGTATTTAATTTGGTATATAATTGAGATATGATAAATCTTAAAAAGCATTGGCATATAAAAGAAATTGGGAAATGGGGATTAGTTGTTTCCATTTGGTTTCCTTTGGGGAAATATTCCAGAACTCCTTTATGTTCCAAGCATTTGATAAGAGATGGGGATGCCGTTGGAGAGGGGGTAGTAATAGGAATTCATCATAGAGTTGAGCCCGATTATCCCCAATATATTATGATTGAATTTCTTATCTCGCCTTCAATTCCTTTGTGGGTAACTTAATCCCCCTGTCTTGTGCTATTTTATCTATTGAGTCCTCTACCTTATTAACTCTCTTAGGCATATCGCCTTTCAAGAAATCACCTGCTTGATAGACCTTGCTACCCCGCCGTCTTGGAATGGTATTATAAATCGCTGCCAGAATAGAAGCTACGGAATGTTGTTCTCGGTAAGTGTCAACTGATTCCTGGAAATAAACTTCTTTGATTATCCCATTAAACTGTGAGGGGGTAAGCTTGCCTATTGCTTCCAGTGTAAGGGATGTCTTTCTTAGGAGATAACAAATAGCTTCTGTATTCACGACTTCCCCTCAAGTATTCCCTCGCCAATAATCTCAATGGGTGAATGTATCAAGGTGTCAAATATCTTCTGGGGATTGGAGGTCACTATACCTTTGCCCTCCCAATATCCCTTGCCTTCTGTATAAAGTCTCGCGACAACCTGATTCGGTATATCAAATAACCAGTATGATTGTGCAGTCAGTTTCCACTTGGCTAGTTTATAGAAAGTAGCGGTATCCTTAGAATAATCAGTTAGAAGTAAATCCAAGGAATAATCAAGAATACCGCCAATCTGTAAACGTCCAACATGCAAGCTACCAAGTTTCCCATTCATGGTTAAGCATCAGGGGGTTGCAATTCACCCGTTCCCTGAAAGTCGTATGCGTAAGTCACTATACCATCGTGTGAGGTTTGTGGGTGTGCACCAGTGATAATTACCTTGCCTATCCAGTTCTGGTAAGCTGTTTCCGATTCTCCAAAGGTAAGATAAACCTCAGAACCTATCCCCAATGGAACCCCTTCCTTAAATCCCTCAAATGACCCACTCCACCCCGAACCTCCGGCAATATATGACTTTATGCCATTATCGTCAAAGTCTGTAACCTCTAACGTGTCAGCAGTATAGTCAAGCGACCATGACTTAATACCATCTAATTCGGCTAGTGCCTCAACGTCATCTACATCAAATGTGCCATTATCAAGGTTAGCCACTTGGTATAATCCTACTGCCAGAACTGCATCCAGGGCACTTGGGGTAGTCATTCTAGCGAAACATTGATGCCAAGTAGCAACCCCGGTAGCTGGAATATTCAAACTTTCTTCTGGTGAGGCACAAGTATTAGTTTCATCCACCAAGAATTGTAGTTGTCCCGCCGTTGTAGCCATACTCGTTCTCAACCAGAAATAGATGCCATCGTATGCTGTTATGTTTGTACTGCTGATTGCCTTATACTGAATTAAGGTCGTAGCTTCACAGGTTGTGGTTGTGGCACGTGTGCAGTTAGTCCCCACCTTACCCGCAACAGTAGACATTGCAGATGCCACTGAACCCGCTGTCCATGCAGCCTCGCAGGTCTCCAGTACAAGGGCGCCACCATAAACATGACCTAATTTACCCGCTATATGTGCCATAATTTATACCTCCGTTTTTAGTTTGCCCTCTTACTAGGCTGCGGCTACAGTAAGTGAGCCCGTTCCCTGAAAATCGTATGAGTAACTAACTATGCCATCGTGTGAAGTATTGATATGAATTCCAGTAATGTATGCACTCCCTGTCCATATCTGGTCAGCCGTTTGTGATTCAAGTAACCCGATGGTTATTGCTGCACCCGCCAATCCGATAGGTGTGGTCATTTTGAACCCCTCGAAACTTCCTGACCAACCTGATCCACCGATGATATAGGCTTTAATCCCCGCATCATCAAAGTCGGTTGTCTCTAAGGTATCTGCCGTGTAATCCAATGTCCATGATTTAATACCCACTGTTTCTGTTGCAGCACCAGCACCAGTCGCATTGACCTGTCCCGCTTTACCGCTTATATGTGCCATTTGTTACCTCCTATTAGTGTTTGTTATCTAATATAAATTAGACGCACTACAATCGATTTCTAGGCGTCTTAAAATGGAAAGTAATATCCTAGCTAGGTCTTGTCTATCCAGACCCTGTAGCGTAGTGGTATCATGTAGATACCCGTCTCTAAGTCCCAGGCCGAAGAACCTATAAATTCTCTGACGCATTTCATTGGGGTATACCCTGTTACTGAAAGGGTAATATCATCCATTGCCGTCATAACCCCGTCTGCTACCACAGCCAAAGCGGCAGGTGAAGTAGCAGAGAAACAATTTACCCAATAGGTTAAACTCTCCATTGCCATTGGACTTTCGAAAGTTCCCATAGGCGCATCTGTTTCCAACCCAAATGTTACATAGGGAAGTGTTGCACCTTGCGGAGCTTTTATCTGATAAGTCTTATATGTTCCAGACCAGAGTGCTAAGGCATTGTAAAACCCTATGTTTACTGCCCCTATCATGGCTTCACACTAAACCTAGATGATGAACGGTCAAAAACAAAAGGAAAGGTATAGGGGAATCCTTTATTCTTGGCTACATCTATTACCCATTCGGTTACAGGTTTTGTACTGAATCGTGTACTGCTCAATCTATTTCCCTCACATCAATCTCTAGGTGGTCAAATGCCTCAGACGGATTGGTTATGCCTATAATCTCAAAATATACCGAGCCATATAAAATTCTATCGGCCGTAGTAACCGACATGGTATCGCAATAGACATGGTGTGTGGCAAAGGTTGTAGCTTTATCTTGTGACATCCTTTCCTGTGAGGTAAGAGGTGAAATTCTAGCTCGGAATGTTCCAGCACTTGTAAATACTGAAGTTACTCCCCCTTGGCCATCGGCGGTTTCAGCCAGGGTGTAAAGGGTTAGTGTTTGATTATAAAGTCCACTAGATATTGGCATTAGAAGCGTAACCTCTTATAACCCCGAATATTGTCAAGGATAGTCTCAACCATTCCCTTACCGAGCGAAGTCCCTGAGACAGTATAAG